GATGCGGGCGCGTTCGGTGGAGCCGTTGCCAAACAGAAGGCTCCCGCTGCCGTACAGAATGGCTGAGTCCGTGACCGCACCTGTCGTGAAATTGCCTCCGTTGGTAATGATGGTGTTTTCGGATGCGCTACTCACCCGGATATTACCGCCAGACACATGAACCAACTGGTTTGGGCTGTTCGTACCAATCCCAAGCCGCCCCGAACTATCCACCCGCATACGCTCAGAGCCGCCCGTAGCCACAGCCACAGTATCAGCCGCAGGGAAGAACACCCCGGTGTTGGTATCCTCGCCCTGCACAGCCGGAGTGGAGGCCGAGCCGTTGGCACCCGCGATGCCAGTTGTTCCATTCAGAGTCAAAGGCATCAGATCACCCCATATGATTTGGTGTTAGAGAAAGCGCCTTGCGCTTTTGCAGCGGCGTTCATGCGGACCAAGGCTGCTTCCTCCTCTGTTTCATGAGTTCCGAGCCAGATAACTTTGCCGTCCAGCCACATTTGAGCCACCCATTTCCCAGTTGGTGTCTGATAGACACCTTTGTTCGGGCGGCCCTTTCTGCCAGCAACGCGATTAAAACACTGTTCCTGACGGGTTGCTAGGCGCAGGTTTTCTGCTTTGTGGTTTCCGGGGTTGCAGTCAATGTGGTCAACCTCAAGCATCGGCCATTGATTGTGGTAGAGGAACCAAGCCACCTGACCAACGGAATAGCCTCGCAGCTTTTTGTCGAAATACAGGACGCAAGTTTGATTGCCGTTTTCTGCCGTAGTCACCCCAACAGGATCGCCAGCCAGCTTCCCGCCACCCGCATTTCGCTTCCAAGTAAGAACGCCATCAGGGGACATTATCCACGATCCCCAGATGTGGTCGAGTTCTTCTTGCGATCTGGACCTAGGCTTCGGCATTCACAAAACCACGTAGTTTGAGCCAGAGGGAATAGTCACGGTCACGCCAGAATTGATAGAAATCGGGCCGACCGACATTGCGTTCTTGTTCGTCGTCAGCGTGTAGTTCGTGGTTACAGTCTGACCGTTCTCCACGAAAATCTCGTCAGAACCACCACCCGTCGCACCGCCGCCGACCGATCCCCAAGCAGAGCCGTTGTAGCCCTCGAACTTGGTCACATCGCTGTTGAAGCGGAACTGACCCGTGGCAGCCGTGGGGCGCTGGGCCGTCGTCCCCGCAGGGATTTGAGCCGCGCCAATCGTCGAGGTCCGAGGCACGGTGGTGCTGGCCACAACAGTGCTCAAGAGAGCTACGGCAGCCGAAGCCCCGCCGCCGTCAGCGTAGATGATCGCGCCGTCGCTCGGGGCAATCGTGACGTTGCCGCCCGAGCCCTGAGTAAAGATCACGCTCTGGGCCGTGGTGTTCCGCACGAAGTAAACCTTCTGTGCGTCGCTCGGGGCAATCGTAATCGTGTGAGTTCCACTCGGGCTCCCGCCCAGAACCAGCAACTTATACTGGCCGTCAGACAGTGCGCCGTCTGTGGTGGTCAGCGTCGAAGACGTACCGCTCAGCGACAGCGTAATCGAGCCGTTGATGGCCCGATCCAGAATGTCCATGTTCTCGTTGACGACGTCGCCCCAGACTCCGTCAAGCTCACCGTCCGCTGGGAGCTCGATTCCGAGGTTGGTTGTGTATGTGCTGGGCATTGCTCATCCTCACGCGGCGACGGGGGTCCAGACCGTAGGCGGCGCTGGCTCAATAGGTGTCCATGAATTTATAGCACTTGGATCGACGTCCGTCCATGCCGTACCGGGAGTGGGCACGATTTGGCCCCAGATGAAGACAATCCCGATGGCCCCAGATGCGGAAACCCCAGTCAACCTCACATCTGCGCCAGCAAACGGGACGACTGTGCCCACAGCGCCAGTGGCCGAAACCCCAGTAACCTCGGCAATCGTCGGGATGATAATCACCACGTCGCCAACTGCGCCAGACGCCTCGAGGCCTGTGACAGCCACATCTGCGCCAGCAAACGGGATTACCGTGCCGACGGCACCTGTAGCCGAGACGCCAACCAGATCAACAACGGCGGTGCCGGTAACTATCACATCACCAAGCGCGCCCGCAGCGGAGACGCCTGTGGCTTGGATAACAGCGGTGCCTGTGACAACAACGGTGCCAAGGGCTCCGGCGGCAGATACGCCCGTAACCGGGACATCTGCGTTCGCGGCCACAGTGGCCGTGCCAAGGGCTCCCGCAGCGAAGACGCCAACCAGATCAACAACAGCGGTGCCCGTGACGACGACAGTGCCCACGGCACCTGTGGCGGCTACGCCCGTCGGTTGGACAAGTGCAGAGCCTGTGACAACAACGTCGCCAACAGCGCCCGCAGCAGATACACCGGTGACGATAACGGGGAGCGCTTCGCCCCACGCCCCAGAGGACCACGCACCACGGCCCCAGCCTGTAAGGGTCGTGTTGGCCATGGCGGCTCCTTAACTGATGCGAATTATGGCATCCGACGCCGTTGCTGCGGGGAACTGGATGGTGAACGTACCGGCAGTCGAAATCTTATCGCCGCCGAAGTCCAGCACTGCCACGGCAGGGTTGGTGTAAGTGTGCGCCGGAGTCGTGTTGTAGATCAACGCACCGCGGGCCGTGATCGTTGCCGACGTGAACGAGATGTCGTCGAAGTCGGTGAGGGCCGTGGTGCCCGAGGTGGTCGGGCTGATGTTGGTCAAGGCACCGCCGCCCGCCGAGTAGCTGCCAGAGTTGGCAACCTCGTTCGTGGCCGAGTAGGCCGTGGTGGCTGCACCCAAGGTCGCTGAGCTGGTGTACAGCGCGATCTTAAAGGTATCGCCGCCGCTCGAGCGGAAGTCGTGGACGCCCTCGAGGAGTTCGTCTTTGAACGAAGTGCACATTGCTTGCGAAATGGCCAAAGTAGCCTCCTATAGCTTCTGAATGGCCGCAGCCAATTGTGGGTGCCCGGCATCTACGAGCGCATTATACACAGTAACCCGGTCGTTGGTAACTGCTTCTTTCATGTAGGCCGTCACGACCTTGAGCAGGGCGGCGCGGTAGGCAAGCGCCTGATCTCTGATCTCCTGCGGGGCGGAATCCGACACGCTGATGAGCTTGTTCACGCAGCGAAGCGCGACCTCCTCGGGCGTCTGACCTCGGTTGCTGGTGGTCGTGACCGTCACGATGGGGGTCAGGGGCAGGTTCATGGAGGCTGCGAACATTACTGTTTCCCTCGAATGATCATACCGGTGCGGTACTCGTCAGTGACCTGACGTGCCTCGCCCAGCATCTTGAGACCGATCAGTGACTCTTGGAACCGCTTGTCGTAGGTGGCCATCATGTCCGGGTCACCCTTGAGGAAGATGTAGGCCTCGACCATCGCCCCGTAGAACAAGGTAAGTTCGGCGTTGATGCTGAGCCACGTGGTGCCGCTATCCGAACCGGCCGTTAGGCTGGCGGGGCGGTAGAAGTAATGGAGCTCCATGACATAGTTGTCGTCCGGAGTCGGGCTCAGGATGAAGTTTTCATTGTCAAACTGGGCGTAGTACTTCGGAGCCCCGGTCGTGCTCGAATCGGGCGTGTACTCCTGCACGAAGCTCACGTCCTTGAACTCGGTAAAGACCTTGTCGTTGTTGTCGCCCATGTAAGACAGCGAAAACGGGGCGAGGAAGTCGCTTGGGGAGGCCAGATACTGGTTCCCAATTGTGGCGTTGGCCGTGGCGTTCTTGCGGAACAGGCTCAGCTGCACGTTCTTGAGAATCCGCTCCTCCGACATCCGGATGAACAGCGGCAGGTTGTTTACGAAGGTGGTCTCCGAGGTCTCGAGATAGTCCTGCAGAGCCTGCTTCAGCTGGCCGTATGTAAAGCTCATGTGGTCACCACCGTAACAAAGCCGAGACTAACGACCATCGGGTAGATGATCGCCACTGGCGGAAAGACAGTATTGCCCACGGGGACGTAGACGTGGCCTTCCTCCGGGTCAGGGCGAGGGTTCTTGAGGGCCTGAGGGTCAGGGTAGGTCTTGGGTGGATACAGCTGCGGGTGCTTTGGATCATATTCATCCGGGCCCACCAGCGCCCCGGTCCACTCTTTCCGCATGTCGCGCAGGCGATATCGAACGCCAGAGCGGTCCGAAATGCCCCAAGCCTTTTTGCCTGTTGCGTACATGCGTTAGCCCCTCAGGTAAGGCCTGCCGGGCTGCAGCTTGAGCGGGACACGGTCAATGTCCTCGTCCGCAGCCCGCTGGAATTCTTCGTCGTAGACCGCCTTCAGCAGCCCCGTGCGCTCCGGAGACCGCTTCATCGAGATGTAGTAAGCAAGGCCAGCGACCATGCAGGGCAGGAAACGGAACGGGATGTCGTTCGTATTGGTCAGCGAGTTGGCGTCCTGCATACGACGAACGTAGTAGTACCGAATCTGGTCCGTCGAGTTCTCGGGAGCCGCCCAGACATACATCGTCGGGGTGATCGTCCGATCAAGGAAGTACTGGCTCGGCCGACCCTGCGTGGTCTTGTTCGGCAGGGTGAAGTACTCCGTCCGGCTGATCCGATCCATCTCGTAGTCCGTCCCGCTGCGACGGACGATGACGTCGAGGATATCGACAACATCGGCAGCCAGCACATAGGACGGATCGCCTGCGGTGACCGTGAACATGCCCTCGGCCACGGTCCACAGGTTGAGGCCGCGGTTGGCCCATTCTGCCAGCATCAGGTTCAGAGACCGACGGGCAGTGCGCGCGTCATAGCCCGTGCGGACCTCAAGCCCGCAGCGCTCATACGCTTCCTCGATGATCTCCGCGACGTCCAGATTGAAGTCGCGCGTCCCTGATGTGGTCATGGGTTATTTCGCGCCCTTTTTAGCGCCCTTCTTGGCACCCGAGGGCTTCATGCCCATAGCCATAGCCTTGCGCGGGCTGATCATGTCGGCCGAGCAACCCTTACCGCCCTTTTTGCCGTAATTCATCACTTCTTCCCCTTCGCTGTTTTGGCGGACTCGCGGAAAGCCTTCGCGGTAGGTGCGCCCTTGGTTCCCGGTTTCCGCATCTTCTCGTTAGAGCCTGCGGCGATGCGCTTCCGCTTGGCGTTGATGTTAGCATACAAGCCGGTCTTTGCCATCCTCTTCCCTCCGGGTTCGGAAATCTGTTGCGTCATGCTTCCACGGTTCATATCAGCAGTTCCACGCGCGAAGCGATTTGTTGATCCGGCTGTTCGGATCGTTGCGGGTCTTCTCGCTCGTCAGCTTTTTCTTCATCCCAGACATTCTGGCACAGAAGGACGCGCGACGGCCCTTGTCCTCCTTGGTCTTCGGGTTCGGAGCCGGGGGCTTCAGGTTCATGCCTTGGGCCTTAGCCGAAGCTCGGCCCTTGGCGTTGAGACCGCCTTTCTGATCTTGCCCGGCCTTACGCTGCCATGCTGGCGTCTTTGCCATCTGCCATCTCCACTACCGCCCGGCAAAGGGCGATGAAGTCATCCTGTTTTAGGTCGCTTTTCGCAACATTAACACAACGACAAACAAGTTGCACGTTGCCCTCCACGTAGGGCTCGTCAGAACATATGCGGTCGATACTGACGTTATGGGGCTGAACACCGGAACCCAAAACCATGGTCATAGGGGTTCCGCTAAGTGCGCATCTTCCACCTTGGGTGGCCCACAAACGCTCCAAGAACTCCACACGGATCGTGCATTCATGGCGTTTTCGCGCCTTCGCAAGTAGGTAAGTCAAGTAGGAGCGGGCCGATCTTGTCCTCCGTGTGGCGTAAAACTGGAGTGCTTCGGGTCCGTAAGTGCGCTTGTGGTAAGACGCCATCTTCTTCTTGATGCAGTTCTTGCACCAAGAATTGTATTTAGTCTCACCAGAAGATGTTTTTCCGGTCGTGTAGAACATGTCGAGCAAAAAAACCTCCGCGCAGCAGGGGCACGGTTTTTCTCCGTTCTCCATTATTTTACTGCGCGGGGCCACTAGCGCCTCAGGACCAGAAGAGTGTTGCAGACGTCAGGTTCGTTGCCGCCGACACGAAGATGTCGGACTGGAACAAGATGCCCTCCTCGGGGATGTAGACGTTATGCGTGGTGCTGGCCACGAGATCGACGTCCATGAGAGTGCTGCCGCCGCTGCCGTCGGTAAGTGTCAGGCGACCTGCGCCAGCGGTGGTCGTAACGACGATCATGCGAAGGCGGGAGCGCCCAACAGTGAGCGCTCCTGTCCCCGTGACCCGCTTTGACTTAGTATCAGAACCGGCCATAAGGGCCTCCTATTAGGGGAGTTCGTGGGCTTGGACGTAGCGAACCGTGACGGTTCCGACGCCAGCGCCAGTGTTGGCCGACTTCACAAAGATGCGCTTGTCGGTGGTGCCGGTGTCGTCCCAGTTAGCGGTGCGGGTGGCGTCCGTGCCGGGGTTCAAGCCGACAAGACCGACAGTCATGGATGTCAGCGCAACGAGCTCAGTGGCGGTAGCCGTGGTACCAATGCTCAGGGTGCTGGCAGCGCCGTCCCATGCCACAGTGTTCAGCATCTGGATGTTGATGACATGGCTGTTGGCGGGTAGCACGATCTCCGTCCCGAGGGCGGTCGCGGTGTTAGCCTGCGTGACCGGGAAAATCTGAGCCATGACGACAGAACCGACGTTCTTGACGTTGGTGCCCAGCGTGGTGCCGGTGGTGTTGGCGATGTTGCCTGCCCGGATCGGGCCCGAAAAAGTAGTCTTGCCCATGATGAGCTCCTTGCACGAAGAGTCGCCCCGCAGTCTGTGCAACGTCAGGAAGGGCGTCCTGTCTGCGCGGCTGATGTTACCCTTTGCGGCAGTCTACACGGGCCAGAGTGAAAAAGAAAGGCCCACCGAAGTGGACCTTTCACTGCATTCCCGAAGGTGGTGCAGGGGATTAAGCGCCGGTCGTACCGAACACGCAACGCGGGTCCGAGAAGCCGAACGAGTAGCGTTCACGGGCCTTGTAGCGCATGTTGCCGGTGTCGAAGTCGCCTTCCATGCCAGTCGAGAGCGGGGTGCGCTCGAAGTGGATGAAGCCGCGCGGTGCGTCCGTCTTGATGAAGAAGGCGTCCGGGTCGGTCAAGAAGTCGTTGACTGCGTAACCTTCCGGCAGCATGCCCATCGAGCGGATGGCGTTCACGTCGTTGTCGGCGGTGCCGACGCGGAGGTTCGACACCATCAGGCGTTCTGCAACGAACTGCAGCTGGCGAGGAATCACCAACTTCGTGCCGCGCAGAGCGACCTTCAGGCCACGTTCGTCAACGAAACCAGCGATGCTGATCAGAGCGTCCTCGAGCGAGGTTTCGTTCAAGTCAGCGTCGGTCGTCGGCTTGTTGGCGAAGGTCGAGCCGTTCACCAGCGGGTGGTTGGTGGCGCAGAGAGCCACACCGTCACCACCGGCCGAAGCACCGCCGGTGAAGGCGTTGTTCAGGATGGCAGCGGCTTTCACCTGCTTGGTGTGAGCCATCGAACGGGCGAGGGCACGGGTGTAACGGCTGCCAAGGCGGTCGTACAGGTTGTCCTCGATGGCTTCCTCGGTGATCGAGAAGGCCAGTGCGATGGTCTCGTGGTTGTACCGAGCGGTGTAGGCTTCCTGTGCATCGTCATAGGCGATGCCCGAACCTTCCGATTTGGTCGGTGCTGCGCCGAACCCGGACAGCATAACCTCTTCCTCGAATGCACGATCCGAGGACTCGGTGGTGAAGATTTCAGCATGCTGGTTTTCATACCGAGCATACTCCATGCCGAACAGAGCATTGAGACCGGGCTCAAGCTCTTTCGCAAGTTGTGCGCGCGAAATTGCCAT